AAAGACTTCTGGGTAGATGGGAAAGTCCAGCAGAGGGGAAAGAAGAAAGGCATCGAAGGCGAGTGGAAAGACCGCTCCCGCAAATGGCTATTCGTGAAGGATTTTAGAAAGCAGAACTTGTTGATGGACTCCACATGTGAAGAATAACACGCGAATTAGCGCATTTTTCCGCGTTTCTGAATCAATCATAGGGACCACTACGCGGGGTTGACGATGCCTCGCGCGCGCGGAATATGCGGAATATGATGCGTGGAGCGGCCAAGAAAGGAGAAGCGAAGAAAAAGGCAGTATCCAAGCGCAAGCCGGGGCGTCCGTCGCTTTACACGCCGAAGCTTGCAGCGGATATTTGCCGACGCTTGCACGAAAGCGAGAGTGATGAACTACCGGAAAGCCTACGGTCGATATGCCGAGATGTGAAGATGCCCGGGCTGACGGCGGTGATGGAGTGGCTAAAAAATCACACGGAGTTTGCGGAACGGTACGCGCGCGCGCGGGAACTTCGTAAGGATGCGCTAGTTGATCGGATGCTCAGCCTCGCCAGCAAGGCCAAGGGAGCCGCATTCGGTGCCCCCGGAACGGGCGAGGCTGGCGCGAAGGTGGCAGCCTACAAGATCGAGATCGACACCATCAAGTGGATTCTGTCTAAGGAATACTCCCGCGACTACGGAGACATGCTCAAGCAGGAAATCAGCGGCCCGGATGGGGGGCCTATCGACTCGACGCACGGCATAAGCAAAGAGCTTGAGCAAAAAATCATTCAAAGAACCATTGATGCCGCCAAAATCGCTTCCAGCGTCGAGCCGCCATCGTCATTCAGGGGAAACGACATTGATTTATGAAGCTCAACCCATGGCAGCTTGCAATTGCGCGCGGGCGACCGTTACACCCATGGGCAATCGAGGCATTGGAAGCATTCGGGCGAGGTTATCCGGTGGCCCTCATGACTGCAAACGGAGCAGGTAAAACGTCGATCATCGCCGTTTCTGCGGTCGATTGGTTTTTTGCAAAGCACCCGAACGGATGGTTGGTGGCAACCTCATCATCGTTCAACCAGCTTCAGAACCAGACATGGGCAGCATTAGAGAAAGGTCTTCCGAAGTCGCTTGACGTGCGCCGGGCGTCATCACCGCTCAAGGTCCTATGCAAGGGCGGAGGGGAAGGGACGGGATTTTCAACCAAAGACCCGGGACGAGCGGAGGGGTGGCATCCAAAATTGCCAATAAACCCGGAAACAGGGCTTCCTGACGATCCTGTCATGATCCTGATCGACGAAGCCAAGACCGTGCCGGACGCGATATGGACCGCCTTTGACCGCTGCACGGTAGCTTATAGCCTAATGATATCATCGGCAGGACCGCCAAACGGACGGTTTTTCGAGTGCTTCCATGGGCTGAAGAAATACTATTGGACGCGGCGAGTGCCGTCCACCGAATGCCCGCACATTCATAAATGGAAGATCGACCGAGACCGTGAGCTAATGCCGCCGGATAAGTTTGCATCAGCGCATTTGGCCGAGTTCACGACAGATGGACAATTCCTTATCATAGACCCCGAGTCACTTCAAGCCGCTATCCTGCTTCAGCCAAACGCAAACGAGAATGGTGGAGAAACGGTCGCTTTCTTCGACTTTGCCCGTGGTCGAGACGAAAATGTTTTTGCATTGAGAAAGGGCAACAAGATACGAATCATTGACGCATGGCGGCAGCGAGACACAGTGCAAGCTGTTCGCAGATTCATCAATCTAGCGCAACAAAACGGTGTGCATCCGTCTCAATGCTTTGGAGACGCGGATGGGCTCGGTGGACCTATGATCGACCAGTTCAAAGACGAAGGGTTTCGCATCAATGAGTTTCATGGCGGCGGAGCGGCTCTCGACAAGGTGAACTATGAAAACCTAATTTCCGAGGTCTGGATGCAAGGCGTGCGGAGAATCCAGCGCGGCGACTTTAATATCGGAGAGCTTGACGCAGAAACAAAGCGGCAGCTCACAACTAGGCTTTTTGAATGGTCAAAGAATGGGAGGAAGAGGTGTGAGTCCAAGGAAGACATGATGGCGCGCGGCTTGCCATCGCCAGACCGCGCGGACGGCATTCTCGGGGCCGCGATGTGTGGAAGCTGGATGACCGGAGCTGCAAGGGGAAGCGACTTCGCCAAGAGCCCAGAGAATCCGTTCCATGGCGGATTTGTGAGTTTTTAAGGCAAAAGGGGACCACTCCGCCGCCTACTATTTTCCCGGCGTCAACAACATGGTCGAGTCATGACAGCGAAGTCCTCAACAACTCGGCTCATCCTCTACGTGTTTATTGCCATGATTACCACCGCGTCGGCAGGTGTGATGACGGTCGATTTTCACGATTCAAAACAGGTGGCGGTTTTCTCTCTGGCCATCATCGCGGCTGGTCTGAACACGGCCCGCAGTTACATTGACAATTCTGAATCCCAAATACCGAAACTGTGAACGACGCAATAACCCTGCCAATCGGCTGGATACTCGCCACCATCGGATCGCTCGCTGGTACAATCGCCGCTCTCGCTACCATCATGTGGTCATTTATGAAGTCGAAGCTGGAATCTCAGGATAAGATCATCGATTCACAGATGTTGATGATATCCAAGCTACAAGAGGACGTAAACCGAATGTCAAAAGGTTGCGGAGCTGAAGCCTGCCACTGGAAGCACGGGAGATGAATCCGTAAGGGGACCACTCTCCCGCCTGCCAATCTGCGAGCCGACCGCGCATGGTCGCTGCATGATCATCACACCCGACCACTGGATTGCCCCGGTCAAGCGCGAGCCCATCCCCGGTGGGGCGACCATGGAGATACGCCGCTTCCTCGTGATCCATTTCACGGCAGGAGCGTCTGGCGCGTCTTCCATCAACTACTGGCGGCAGCTCAATAACGGCGTGTGCTCTCATTTTGTGATCGAGCGTGACGGCACGATCATCCAATGCCGCCCGTGCAACCGCACAGCCGGGCATGCCGGAAGCTCGAAGTGGCAGGATCCAAGGACGGGCAACACCTACTTTGGTTTGAACTCATGCAGCATTGGCATCGAGCTCGCCAACGGCGGCAACACCTTCCCCGAACATTTCTCGAAGCTCACCGCTACCATCGCCGCCCACAAGCACGGCGGCCCGGTCAAGGAGTGGGAAACCTATCCTCGCACGCAACTGGCGGCTTGTGAGGCGCTGGCAAAGGCGCTTGTCACTCACTACAATCTTGACGACTTGGTCGGGCATGAGGACATCGCGCCGAATCGCAAGAACGATCCCGGTCCCGCCTTCCCAATGGGAGAGCTGCGGGCCGCTTGCGGGTTCCCGGCCAAGCTCGGATAAGCGTGGATGCCTGCAACTGACTTACACCAAGACCCCAAGACACATGAGCACAGGATTCCAGAGCTTACGGCAGACAGGCGGCTTGCCACCGCGACGAGCAACGCTGGTGCAAGCAGCATCATCCGGCATGACTTCCACGCGCAATGATTGGAGTCAGTCGATCAATGTTCCAGTCGCAAGAGATAGGCTCTACGAGTATTTCGAGCGGGAGCAACTACCGGGCGACGTCAACAGCGTGCTTGCGAATGCGCTTAATGGGGACCTTCACCAGTTCAGCCTGTTATGCACAGCGATGATCGATTCGTGGCCTAAACTACAAAAGGCGATCAATGAAATAGCAGGCATGGCGGCAGTCGCGCCTTGGAAAGTCCACCCTTACGCGGAGCGCGGAGAAAAGCCGACACCGAAGGCGGAAGCTCAGGCAAAAGAAGTCGAATCTCTCATGTGGGGGATGAAGCCCCGCGCCGAATACCATGAGCAAGGACTAGAAGACACCATCAAGACCATGGTGAAAGGGTTCTACTATGGCCATGCGGTCAACGAAATCAGGTGGGAACGCAACGCGGCGGGGCTATGGCAGCCACGTTGCACAAAGCTCGTCCCGGCCCGTTACTACGGATATAACTACGACGGAATGATTGGAGCCAGCGGGGAAGACCGCTTGATGTTCGATCCGGTCGGCGGAAATGGCATGCGCAACTTCGAGGATTTCCCCCAGCATCGTTTTCTAATCGCCATCAACTCATCACATCTTGGGCATGCTGCGGTCGGGAGCCCAATGCGTGCGCTTTGTGGATACTGGCTCGCCGCTACCTACGGCCTCAAGTGGTTCATGAATTTCACCCAGCTTTACGGAATCCCATGGCGACATGCGGAAGTTGACAACCCGAACGATATCACGGCAGTCAACGCAGCTCTTGACGAAATGGGCGGGAAAGCACGCATCACCACAAGATCAGGCGTCAAGCTCAACATTCTTTCCCCCGGCTCGACGGTTGGCGCATCATTGCCACAACGAGAACTAATCGCTCTGGCGGATCAACAGTGTGAGCAGTTTATTCTCGGCCAAACACTCACAAGCGGCACAGACGGCAGCGGCAGCCGGGCACTTGGTGAAGTGCATGAGAACACGTTGCACGGGGTAGTGGACACCGTGACGGACTTCGTGGGCGGTATCCTGACGAATCAGATGATTCCCGCAATCGTCGCGCTGAACTGGGGCGACTCCATGAAAGGGGAGTTGCCGGAATTCTGGGCCAAGCGTGAGAAAGTGAAGGATGAGAAATCACTCGCTGAGCGGGATAAGTCATTACGCGACGCATTTCCTGAACTCGAATGGTCGAAGGCTTATCTTCACGAGCGTCATGGCTTGCCAGTTCCTACTGGCGACGATCTGCTAGTTTTAGAGCCGGATCCGTCTCCCATCGTTCCATCTCCCCATCTGTCGCCGCTGCCCGTGGCAGCGGCAGACGCATCAACTGTCAAGGAATCCTTGACAGTTGACCAACTCTCAAGAGCCGTGCTCGAAGGACTGACGGGAGTCTCCCGCGAATGGCTTTCACCCGTGCGCCCCGTATTCGAGCGTCTAGCGGCCTTGGCCATGTCAAACGTCGTAACGGATGAAGATTTCATTGCGGCACTCGAAAAGGCACAGCGGGAGCTTCCAGAGATGTTCGATTTACTCGACACCGGGACGCTTCAAACCGCATTCGAGAAAGCCATCGGAAGTGCAGCCTTGGCTGGGAGCGTAAGACGATATGAAAAATGATTGCAATCAAGGTCAACGTCACCGACACCGCAAGTCAAGCACTGCGGAACGTGATTAACAATCTGAGCGGACAAGAACTGGAAAACCTGAACGAGATTGGCGGGAGGGCCGCCGTAAATGCGGCCATCAAATATCACCGCGAGTTCGACAAGGCCAACGGATGGCGCGGCAAACGGTATCTCGGAAAAGGATCGGGCGAAGGCGGATCATTTGGCGCGGGAGTCGCGCGAGGCTGGAACTTTCAGGAATCCACGACAAAAGGCGCGACGATCACAAACAATGCGGATTACTACGCGTTCAAAGTTCGCGGCGGCACGATCACGCCGAAGCGCGGCAACTGGCTGACCATTCCATTGATCCGAGAGGCTCAAGGCTTTTATGTCTCCGTCTATCAGCAAAACACCGGGCGAAGGCTATTCCGCCCAAAGGGTAAAAACGTTCTCATGGAAACACTGCCAAGCGGGGAAGTTAGGTCGGTTTATGCGCTGGTGAAGCAAGTCATTCAAAGGCCATGGCCCGGAGCATTGCCGCCTGAAGATTTGCTCGCACAGGCGTTTGCACAAAAATGGAAAGAAACAATTGCGGAAGCTATCGTCTGAGATCATCTGCCCGCGACGCAGCGGGCGGCACAAATAATCAACCTACAAAAAAAATGGAAACTAAACTGAAAGATGAAGCGGGTAGGACGACTCGATTTGTTCGTTTTCTTCTGAAGGCGACCGCCGCAATCACCTGCATTATGGTCATGCTATGGCTGGCAAAATGCCCCGGCGATCTTGAATGGTGGAGGGCTGTTAGCATTGGTTTTATGATACCAGTGATTTCACGATTTCTTTAAACGAACAAAGAATCATGATCGACGAACCAATGTTTTTCGCGGAAGCGATTCGTTTCCTTTTGGACAAAGAAGACCTTCCAGCCGAATGGGATGCGGCAGAGTGGCAAGAACAGGAAGCCGAATTCAGGAAGCAAGCGTTCTGGGCTTCTCGGGTGGAAAGTGCCCGTTTTCTCGACAGGGCGCACGCCGCAATCTTCGACTTCATGGCCAAGACCATTGAGGAAATCAAGCAAGACGACGGATCGATCAAGATAGCTCTCCGCACTTCAGGCCGGGAGCAGTTTGTCAAAATCATGCGTGATTTCATGGTATCCGAGGGAATGGCGGATGAAGACGAATTCCAAAGCGTGAACCAGAACGATGTGAAGGACATTCGCAGCGTTGCACGGTTGAGATTGATATTCGACACACAAACGCGGCAGGCTTACGGCTTCGGTCAGTGGAAGCAGGGCACAAAGCCGTCAGTTTTATACGCCTACCCAGCGGCAAGATTGATTCGCGAAATGGGAGTTACTGAACCGCGCGAGCGTCATCAAAGAAACCTTGGCGAGGTGCTGCTCAAGAACGACCCGCGCTGGGCGGAGTATCACAACGCCAAAGAAATCGGCGGATTTGAAGTCCCATGGGGGCCGTATGGATTTAATTCCGGTTGTTCTCAAGAAGACGTTGACCGGGATGAAGCCAAACAGCTCGGGCTGAATGTGGACGCGGTAGGAGCTAGTCCCGTGAGGTTTACTGAGAAAACCAAAGCCAGCCTCAAGGGCATGGATCCGGCGATCAAGGCGAAGCTGCTTGAAGAGCTGCGCGGAGGGCCAAAACCACGCGACCCAGAGGAGGCCGCCCGACAAGCCGCGGCGAATACCCGCCGCACAATGCTCAAGCGTGGGCTTGATGAGGCCGAGATGAGCGGAGACACGGCAAGGGCGGAAAAATACCGGGACGCGCTTACCGCCTTGCAAGAGCAAGGTCTAACCGTCCGTGAGGAAGATGATCGAATCATATTGGAGTAAGCGGGGACCACTCCGGCAGCATGACAGCCGCCACTCTCGCGCGTAGAAGCGCGGCATGTCTTTGACCCTGATTTCCGCCGCCATGACATCCGCGATTGTCGCGGATTCCGGCGTTCCGTCTGAGATCGTCTATCTGCCCGAGGGCGAGCACAACATTACGCCTACCGTCAACGGCAAGGCGCAGCGTATCATGGTGCGCGTGCCAGCCGACAAGGGCGCGGACATCGCCGCCAAGCTACAAGCCGCCCTAGCGATCCGCCAGAAACAGAACGTCCGCCCGTGGTTCGACTTCGAGCACAAAAGCGGAAAGGCTAGCGCGATCCCAACCGCTTTCCGCTACGAAGAAGGAAAGGGGGTAATGGCCAGCATCGAATGGACTGGCGCTGGCAAGGCCGCCATCGAGGGCAAGGACTTCTCATACCTATCGCCGACGTTCCTGATAGACGACAGCGGCCTTCCTTCTGGCTTGCCAGCACGGGGACCACTCGCCGCCCTTGTGAACGAACCCGCTTTTCGCGAAATTCCACGCATCGCCGCAAGCGATACTTTCTCCAAAGTAACCGACCACTCTAAAACCATGAGCAATCTAATCCTCGCCTCACTTGCCATCAATCCCGCTGCGGACAACGCCGAAGCTGACGCCATCAAGAGCATTGAGGTTCTAAAGGTACAAGCCGCCGATGCATCCAGACTCACCAAGGAAAACGCCGCGCTTGCCGCCAAGGTAGAAGCCGCCGAAGCCGTGGTTGTCGAATTGAGAAAGAACCGCGCTGCTGACATCATTAAAGCTGCTGTCAACGATGGCCGTATTCTGCCAAAGGACACTGAACTTCAAGACAAGTTCCGCGCCAAGATCGAAGCGGGCGACACCTTTGCGGAGGACATCTTAGCTGGCATGGCCAAGATCCATGATGGGCTCGAAAAGCCAATCGTGCTTGGAACTCCCAGCAAGGAAGTCAAAGCCGCTGACAAGTTCGATGGCAAGACAGGAGTTGATCTTCTGGAAGCCGCGCTTGCCGAAGAGTTCTCCGCTATGAGCTAACCCGAAATTCCCTCACACAATCTAACATCATCCTACCATGCCAAGCCTCAACTTACTCGACATCGCAAAGCTCAATGGACGCGCCAAAGAAATCGCGTTGATTGAATCCGTCGTGACCACCGCGCCCGAGTTGCTGGCGATTGGTGCTCGCACCATCAAGGGCACGTCTTACAAGACTGTTGACCGCACCTCAATCCCTACGACCGGGTTTACTCATGCCAACCAAGGCATCGCTCCATCAAAATCAACATTCGCCGTGAAGACGGTGGAGTGCTACATCTTCCGTGGCGCAATCAACGTGGATAAAGCGGTGGCGATGGCCAATGAAGACGGAGCAGCTGCTTTGACAGCTATGGAATCGTCTGGTGTCGGCATGTCCGCTGGCATCGAGATTGGCAAGCAAGTATGGTATGGGGTCGATGAGGACTCAAAAGGATTCCCCGGCCTCCGCGCTCTTTGCCCCGCAGCGATGAAACATGACGCGGGCGGAACCACTGCAAACACAGGATCGTCTGTGTTTGGCGTGAAGTTCGGCCCACAATTCGTGCAAATGATCTATGGTGGCGGCAGCGTGCTCACGCTCCCCCCATTCAAGGAGCAATCAATCACCGACGCGAACGGCGGCCAATATGATGCCTACGTTTCCAATCTTACCGCATGGATTGGCATGCAGTGCGTTCACCCCTACGCTATCAGCCGACTTTACAACCTCACAGAAGATTCTGGCAAAGGTCTAACCGACCTCAAGCTGAACGCACTCTTCCACAAAGCGCCCATCGGATTTAAACCCGACGCTTGGTTTATGAGCCGCCGCTCACTTCGCCAGCTGCAAGACTCCCGCACTGTGGTCCTTCAAGGCAACGGGAAAAGCGGCACAGTTGGAGGGGACACCGGAACCATCGCGCCAATCCCAACCATGGCATGCGGTATCCCAATTATTGTCACTGACAATATTCTCGACACCGAGGTTCTCGGCGCAGCTTAAACCATCACTCACCAACCAGCTAACCGAAATCAATCGGAAGGATGGCCAGGTTTCCGTTTGTGCCGGAATATCCGGTGATAGTAAGCGTGTGCTGCTGTGTTACACCTGCTGGCGGGCTCGCCGTTACATGCACTATCGGCGGAGTGCCGGGGCTCGCCGTCGGTGCTGTGGAGACGGCGGGGGGAGTGCCCGGCGATGGTGACGCGGGCGCGTGGATCGATGGCGGGTCCGCTGGCATGTCGGTTAGGCGATTGGGAGGTAAGTATTCGCGGTAGATGCGCGGAGCTCGATCTCGTAGGTAAATTCACGCACCGCCGCGCCTGTCTCGCCTGTCTCTTTCAGGCGTAGCCGTCCCCAGTTTTGCAATCGCTGCGTGATGGCGTCGTCCTTGTTGATAAACTCGATTAGAACCACGCCTTCGATGTAGTCCTCATGACGCACAAACGGTGCTTGCGCGGTGCCGTTGACAGGCGCGGCAGCAAGTCCGAATTCGAGTTGACGGAAAAGGCTCGATGTCTTGTGAGTTTTGCCAGTGTAAGCAATTCGCTTGATGGTGGATTCTTCGTCCTCGGTGTTGAGTCCGACGCCGATCTTGAACGCTTCCTTTTCATAGGTGCGTTCTTCCTTGATTGTCTCGGTATCGTGCAACTGGTAGTTGGTCCAGTTGGTGACTGGGCTAGCGTCCGGCCATGTCGCGTTTGCGACGGTGACGGAATCGACGACTTCGCCAGCCTTGATGAAATAGACTTTGGCGGTGTATTTTTCACGGGTAATGTGGGTATATGCGGCCATGATATTGGTTCGGTTAGTTTAGAGTTGGGATGGAGTGGTGAGCTTGATTTGGTATGCGAGCAATTCCTCGCCGACGGATAGAGGATCAACGCCTGTTACGATCAGACGCTTGTGAAAACTCCCGTTCGGGCGGAAGTCGTGAAGCAGCTTCGCGCATGTCTCGACAATATCATCCGCATGAGTGAACCGAGTTCTTAGGACGGGCTTGGAAAAAACTGTGACGGTGAATTTGCTTAGGAAATGCGGCCCGTCTGCGGTGGGGTCGTTGTTCGTTGATCCTGTCCATGCGATGAGAATGAGATTGCCGACTTGTTGCGATGTCACCTTGTCGCACTCAGCTTTAATGTCGCGTTGCCGATCTACCAGAATGCGGGCGTTTTTCAGCAACTCCGATACTTTCAATCGGTCTTCGATGGCGTCGGCAATGGCGTAGAAGTTCGACATGGTTCAGAATTCTATCCACTTGTTGCCGCCGTAGCTGACAGATGGGGTGAGTGCTTCGGTGACTTCGCCGTTTGACGATTCGATGCGGACTTTCCCATCTGCGATCTGGTCAAGAAAGGTGTGCGCCTGACGCAGCTCTTGCTTGCGTAGCTCTGTCGCAGATTCCGAGATTGGCAGTGATCCAATCAGAGCGTCGCGGGCGATGGTGTATGCTATAAACTCGCATTCGTTAGGTATTGTCCCATCCGGCCCCAGCTTTGGCAGGTTGTCCGAGTTACTGGCGACTTTCCCGCGAATGTGATTCGTTACCTGCGAAAGCAACCCCGCAACAATGTCGTTTCCATCCCATTGTTGGCCGCCAGAGGCGACGATCTGGTCTAGCTCTTCCTTTGCGAGGCGAGTCTTGAGCTGGTCTTTATTGAGGGAAATCCAAGCCATGATTATCTGAGACACTAAGAACAAAACCCCCGCCGCGATACAGCGAGCGGGGGCTTTGCAACACTATGAAACACACCAATTAAAAAAGAAGAGAAGTAATGAAAGCACCCGTGAAGGTGCCCGCCGTTGCTGTCGCGGTTTGTGCAACTCGGATATAACGGCGGGTATTTGGGGGAAGCGGAAATTCCACGGTCTTTGCGGCGGTGCCCACGCCGCCAGCGGCGGTGATCGTGGTTGAGACGCCCGGATCAACGGCGGCGAATGTGGTGCCGTCTGCTGAGTCTTGCAGAACAAAAGTCAGCACCTTCGCGTCTGTAATGCCTGCGACTGCTGGCACTGCGACTTCTAGCCAAAGGTTTTCAAT